TCCTCTCAGCGGTCATGCCATCCAACACCCACGTCAGGTCTCTCCGCCCGTGCCACGGCTCGGCGGTAGGTCCGTTGAAGGAGTAGAAGCGCTTCTCGACAGGCTTGATCATACGTCCGTATTGGATGTTGTAGCGGATGTGTCTGTACTGGATCAGCCGTGCAACGAGGGGCTTGTCTACCTCCGCCTTCCCTACGAGGTTGGTGTTCTCATCCTTACAGAAGGCTCTCCCTCGGAGGTGCTTGGACTGCAGCCTGAAGTCGCCCGAGGTCCGCATGAGCTCGAGTTCCTCGCGATACGCTGGTATCTTATGTGGTGGGGCTGCCTCAACCACCTGGTGTCGTGTCCATGGTTTTAGGCGTGAGCCGTTGCCACCTCCAATCTCTAGGAGCCGCGCGGCCATCTTGCGTGCTTGCCTGCGCATCAACGCTCTCGTTTCTGGGATGTGCTCTGGCTTGGCCAATAGAACACGATAGCAGAGGGCATGGAGCTCGTTACACGCACAGTTGGCGTGTCGCGTAGGGAGCATGGTCCACCCGAAGAACGGCACGTTACCTCTCACCATCGTGGACGGGTTGATGTCGGGGTCTCTAGCGTAGCCCCACTTGTTCTTAGTAAGGCAGATGTCTCCCCAATTAACGGAGTCAAGGTCGATGCCGGCCAATCGTTGGCCGTTGGGGCCGAGATCCACGGGCCACTCCTCAATTTCTTCTCGAGCGGGTGGCACTGTGTGCAACAGTGGAACCCGCTCCCGTGGTAGTCAACGAACGGCAGGCTCCCTCCGGTGCTCAAACAGCATGTTTTCCGAGATGGCACGTCCGATGCCGGTCCGACCTCGGCCACCAAGTACCCGTGGGAGGGCGTCTGATAGTGACGGTGCGCTGAGGAACGTGGACGCTGGTCTCTGAGACTGATCTGCATGTCGTGCAGAGTCTGGCCCATGGTGTCGACGCCGGGCCTCGTTGAGCCTGGCCGACAACTTGAGCACAAGAAACGCGGTCCCTGCAGCACATGTGGACACCCAGTTGGGGTCGACCACCGTCCCTTCGGTCACACAGAATGAGCCGTAGTCCTTGAGTGCGCGGTTGTATCCCGCCTCGTCGCCGCGGTAGAACCTCCTGTTCGCCATACGCTTGGCCACCTCTGGAATAGCGTAGTACCAGCCCGTTTCGTCGAGAAAGAGGGGGTTAGCTTGCTTGTGGCTCCCAGAGTTCAGCGGCATGAGAGGGAGTCCAGGTGGAAAAGGTGGGAGTCCTGCCTCCAGAAACTCGTACTCTTCTGAGGGCGTGGAGAAGTCCTGGATGGGTACATAGTCTGGCCTCCTGAAGTTGTCGATCGGGAGCCTCACGACTGTCCACTGGAACGGAGGGACTGCGATAGGGGGTCCAGGCAGCGCACCTGCAGCCACTGGCAGCGGGGGCAGATCAGGCTGGAACACTTGTACCGTGCCCAACAGATCAGCTTGGGTCAACTGGCGCATTGTTGTGTCCCGCGCTTGTTTGAACCGTAGGATTGCCCTGGCTGCCGGGGCGAGGATGGATTCAGACAGCTGGCCTGCTCCCCAATACGCCAGGAGCGTAGCTGTGGCGTTCCATATCGACCCGCGCCTATTATGGTGTCCTACTCGTGGGTCGGCTCCAGTAATAGTTGGGCCACCGGTGGCCATCCACATGAATCCTCCAGCCACCATATAGCCAGGCAGTCTGCCCAGCCAGAATGGGATGGAGTACGCTGGCACGTAGGGTCCGGCGGTAGGTCGTGACTCCTCATCTCTCTCTAGGTTCCACATACCAGCCATGAGTCGGGCACCGTTGTGTGGCCTAAACCATGACGCCACTGACATGTTCGTTGGGGAAGGGACCTTCCAGAGGAGGCAGCCCTGGG